CTGACCATAGATGCGTATTAATTACAGGATTAAATGCACTTCCGCCAGCGATAGTTGCACTACCAAAATGAACTGTTGTACCTTGTAAATCAAGAGTTGCACCAGCTTGAGCAGTAATACCGCCACCTGAGCCAACTGTTATACTGTCTGATTGAATTGCACCTGTAAATCTCTGTTGGTCAATATCCAATACAACACTAGTGGTTGGATTTGCTGGGTCACTTACAACGTCACCATAGTACCATCCTGTGCTAGTATTGTGTACACTTGCTGAACCTGTGTTGCCTAGTATATGATGTGCAGTATCTGTTGGATCTGCAGGGTCTGTTGTTATTATACCTGCATATTGTGATTGTGTACTAATATGTCCTGAACTGCCAGTTCTGTTGTCAATTAACCCGTTTACTTCTGCTTCAAAAGCAACAAATTTATATTCACTGGAACTGCCATCATACAGTAAGAAGTCGCCACTTGCTACTGTGTCAACACTGTCGACATCTGTCAGTGAAGCCATGTTAGTGATGTTTATATCACTTAGAAGTGCTAGCGTTCCTGAACCTGCTGGAATAGTATGACTATTTAATGTACCTGCTATTGTTACTCCGGTGTGTCCTACTCTAAAACGTTCTGCTAAACTGACGCCATCATAGGTTTGAAATGCAAGTTCATTTGCATTACCTGCTGTGCCATCATAGTCAATACTTGCACCAATGGTGCCACCACTGCCTTTAAAACGTACAGTTGGAACATTGGCATTGTCAGTTCTTTTTAGTGTTAGATGAGGAGTTGCACCTTCTGTGTGTAGTTCATCAACTACAGTTACACCACTAGTTGAGGTATTCAACTTTTGTATATCATTGTGATACAGTACAACTTCACCACTGCCAACACCCTTTATCATTTTCTTTGTGCCACTGTCAGTGGAAAGTATGACATTGTTGTCACTCTGCAGATAAAGGCTTCCTGTGCCTGTTTCTCTTATTATTGAATGGTTGTTGTTGTGGAATATCGATAAATCCTGAGAGGCGCCAAATAGTGCTTTATTAGTACCACTAAAATTAATATTGTGTCCGTTTGTATCTAACACTCCACCCAGTTGTGGTGTAGGATCTTCTACAATATTTTGTAAAGCACTAGTAAGGTAACCAGCAAGACTATGATCTCCCCAACTGTAGGAGGTATCCCATTGGCCAACTTTTGTATCAGATATAAAATTATTACCCATATCAATATTTTGACCATTTGCATCTAGTACACCGCCAAGTTGTGGAGTTGTGTCTTCTACTAGATTACTAAATCCACCACCACCACCGCCTGTGGCATCTCCAGCTACTTCAAATTTACTTGTATTAGCATTATATTTTAAAATACTATTTGCTGTGACTCCAGTAATATCAACATCACTCAAAGCACCTATACTAGAATTGGTAACTTGTGATTTGTTAGTATCAGCAGTTTCGAGTGTATTCACTCTATCGTCTAAGTCAGTAAAGTTTCCATCTACCTCTACATGAGTTAGTGCTATCCCTTTATCCAATCTTTTCGTAATCGCCATCTTTATCTCCTAGGTATTCTATTCAACATATTCATCTGATACATAATCTTCATTAACATAATCAGTTGGTGCAAATTTGTTATCTGGTCTTGCTTCTATAACTTGGCTCATTGCTTGTTGTTCATTAGTTTCTTCGTCACCAACTACAGTAGTATTTTGATTAAAAATATAATCACTTGCGTTATATGTTTTATCTGTCCATGTTTGATCAGTAATATTATCGTAAAGTCTATGCCATCTACTTCCTCTTCTTACAAACAGTCTCTTAGGTGAAAAGTCAGTTCTAATGAAATACTCTCCTTCTGTTGGACTACTTGGAAATTGATCGCCTTGTGGAACAGTTTCTCCATGACTCCAATTATTTGCTTGATTTACAAGCCCACCACTAGTAGCATGGCTATACCCAAATAAGTGATCGGTTAATGCTGTACCTGTTGGATCTTCTAAATCAGCGGCTTCTACAATAGCATCACTAATATTAAATTCTGTTTTATATGTACTAAGATCATTTTTAAGACTTGTTTCTTCTTTGCCATCACCAAGTATGTCGTAGTATTCCTGACTGTCTGTAAGTGGACTTAGTTTGACACGCCAAATATGTGGATACCAGGTTTGACTGAATCCTTCCGCACCTCTGTTTGCATCATTTACAACATAATATTTGTTGATTGCATTTTTATCAGCATTTAGTAACAACTGATCTCTAAGATGAGGTAATTCTAAAACATCACCAGGCATTAGTCTTCTGCCCATAATTTCAACCATTTCATTCATATGGAATGTCATGTACAACATGTCATTGCTTAAAAATAATCCAAATTGTGTTAGGTCAAAATCTGTATCTTGTACATTATAAACGCCGCGTAGTTCATATATATCTTTGTCGTATTTTCTATCTCTGTTCTCCATGAATAATAAATCTTGTACTTTTGTTTCATTTATTATTCCTTCAACATTAATTATTTCTCCACTTAGTGGATCTACTTCTCTTCCATCAATGTAGTTAGGTTGTGATGGATCTTGTTTGTCTGCTGTAACAGCAGGACCTAAATATTTGTGTACATGTACACCTGTACCACCAATACCAAATTGTTCACGGATATTGCGATCCATGTAGTGATAATCATTAGTTTTGGTCGGTTTATATAAACTAAGTCTTGGCATACAGTTATTTATCGATACCTTAAAGGTTGACAAATACAGAAAAGATGCTAAATTAATGTATAAAGGCACAAACAGAGAGACATAATTATGGCAACACCTAGAAGTTTAACAAAAAAACCTAAGAAAAAAGTTTCATTAAAAAGAGTGAGTAAACGTGGTTTACAAGCACCTAGCTTTGAAGGGTGGGAAAACCTAGAAGCAGAAAAGTTTCACAGACTCAAACGTTCAGTAAGTGATTTTTGGTATATGAATTATAAACATACTGAAAACATAGAACATATGTTTACTTGGATGAAAGAAAACAAGTAGAGCAAATCTGAGATTTCTAATGCAAAAAAAGCGGGAAAGCATGAAGGACTTGTAGGAATATATTGTCGTATGCTATTAGATGGCTGTCCTGACTTTGTACAAGCAGAAGATGACTATTGGCAAACACTTCCTGGTACAAGTGGCAATATACATCCGCTAACTGATTATATCAAACCTAAGATTGCTGATCTTATTCAAGCTGGTAAACTAATTGTTGAAGAGAAAAAAGCTGAAGATAAAAAGAAGAATGTTTACATTCCTAGCATACAAGAAAGATTAGAAGAGGCGGCTAGTGATAAAACTGAAGAATTGGATCAATGGATTGATGATTGGATGCGTGATAGTAAAGCCAATCCATTGAAAAATAAAATGCCACTTCAATTGTTTAAGAAAAAACAAATCAATCTTGGACATTTACGTTTTGTAACAAACTGGTTTAAAGGTGCTTATGAAGAACTACAAGAGCTTAATACTTTACCAACTGCTAGCAAACGTGATGAAATGCAATCACAACTTGCAGAAGGATATGAAACATACAGTAAACCTCAGATAAAAGAGCTTACAGACTTTTACAAACGTTTGTTTGATGCTATTGAAATTATGAAAGCTGAACAAAAACAAAATCGAGCAGTGAGAAAACCTAAGGTAAAAAGTGCTCAAGAGCTTGTTAAGAAATTAAAATTCAAACCAAGTGATGGTGACTTTGGAATTACAAGTATTCCGCCAAGTGAAATTATAGATAGTAAATGTGTGGTCGTGTTCAATACCAAAAATCGTAAAATAGGAATATACCATGCACAAGAACATGCGGACTTAAAAGTCAAAGGAACTACATTACAACACTTTGATGAAAACCGTAGCACACAAAAAACAATTAGAAAGCCTGATGAGATATTACCAATTTGGAAAAAGATTACCAGGCATAAAGTTCCAGTGCAGTTTGGGTATTTAAAAACTACTGAAACCAAACTTAACGGTAGATTCAACGCAGATACTATAATCTTAAAAGCCTTCAAATAAATACTTGTATGAGATTGCACGAACTAGTCGAAGCACGGGTAGAACCTGACAAAAAATTTATGAGTCAGGTAGAGCAAATTATTGACGACAGCATCGAAGAGTATCAACAAGTATTAGATGACAACGGAGATGTAGATGACATCGACGAACTTGAAGAAATACTTAATCAAAACAACTACGACAACTTACCAATAGAATTTATAGCTACAGACCAAGAACGTGAAGACCCAAATGAATGGATCAGTGCTGAAGCTGGCTTAGACAAAGATGGTAAATTTATGAATGTGTATTTGTTTTCAAAGAACCTTGAAGGCAAATATGGTCCAAAAACTTTTAAACAACTTGTGATGCGTATGCTAGCACATGAAACAATTCATTGGAATCAATACAATAAGATTGGATCAGACAAAGTAAACAAAATTAAAAGTGGTCACCAAAAAGGTACTGAACTAGCAAACAAAACTGGAGATCCTAATGACTGGATGCGTGAATATTTGCGTGATCCACATGAGCTTATGGCATATGGAAGTGATCTAGCAAGTGAAATAAAAGACACAGACAATCCAGAACAAGTGTTGCGTAATCCAGAAGCATACAAAGATGACTTACCAAGCTATGCTAGGTATAGAAAAGTTTTTGAACCTAATAGCAAAGAAATAAAGCAACTGCTCAAATATACTGCTGATTACTATAACGGATAAATATTTGTATGGCACAAGTAGATGAATTAACAAAAGAGATAGAACTTAGACTTGGTGGTCAAATGGTTGACGTAGAACTTGACCCAGAACACTATGAGTTATCTATCAAAAAAAGTTTTGAAAAATATAGACAACGTAGTGAAAATGCTTTGGAAGAAGCATTTGTAGCTCTTTCACTTACTAGAGAAGTTAGCGAATATACATTAGACAATGAAATAGTTGATGTATTTGATGTCTATAGACGTAGTAGTGGAACATTGAATAGTGCCAGCAGTGGTGATATAGAACCTTTTGAAACTGCTTATCTCAATAACTATTTGCTATACAGTGGTAGAGCAGGCGGACTAGCAGTCTATGATGCACTCAGTCAACACAGAGAACATTTGGGCAAAATGTTCGGAGAGAACTATACATTTACATGGAATACGGTTACCAAAAAACTTTTACTGCATAGAAAAGTAAAAACAGATGATACAGTTTTTTTACATGTATACAAAAATCGTAGCGATGAAGAACTGCTACAAGATCCCTATAGTCTTCCATGGATTAAAGAATATGCACTTGCTCATGCCAAACTAATGCTAGCAGAAGCAAGAGGCAAATTTAATACTATTGCAGGTCCACAAGGTGGAACAAGTCTTAATGCTGATGCATTGCGTAATGATGCACAAATGGCTATTGATAAATTAGAAGATGACCTCAAATACTATGCTGAAGGACAACAAGGTCTCGGCGTAATTATTGGTTGACAAACTTTATTTTCCCTTATAATATACAACTATGATTATTGGAATATGCGGATTAATTGGCAGTGGTAAAGGAACCGTTGCTGATGTTTTAGTAGAGAATCACAACTTTCACAAACTTAGTTTTGCTGACAAACTTAAAGACGGCGTGGCTAGTGTGTTTGGTTGGGATAGAGATATGTTAGAAGGCGACACTGATCGCAGTAGAATCT